TCTTAACGAAGTTATTATTCCTACAACTAACGTTGATAGAAGACTTTCAGATGGTAGTCGTCATAAAGAAGAAAATGTTAATAAGTCACAAATTTATATCACCACGGCTGGATGGAAAAATTCATTCGCATATCACAAACTGATATAGATCTTGATCAATTCTATTCTAGATCCAGATGAATATATGATTATGGGCGGGACGTATGAAACCCCCGTTATTTCTGGTCTATTGGATGAAGATTTTGTTGAGCAATTAAGATTACAAGGAACTTTTAACGATGAATCATTTAATAGAGAGTATAGAAGCATTTGGTCTGGAGATGTAGAAAATGCTTTCTTTTCTTCTGAAAAATTTGATAAATACAGAGTTTTATTACAACCAGAGTATGAATATAGCGGAAGGTCTGCGAAAAATGCTTATTATGTTTTTGGAATTGACGTTGGACGAGTCGGTTGTACTACAGAAATTTGTGTTTTTAAAGTAACTCCGCAAATTCAAGGAGCTGCTCATAAAACTCTTGTAAATATTTATACTTATGATGCATAGCATTTTGAGACTCAATGTATTCACATTAAACATTTATATTATAAATACAAACCTAGAAGAATTGCGGTTGATGCTAATGGGTTAACTAAAACTAGCTCATTTAAAATTTTTTGAATTGCTGGGAACCCCTAACAGATAAAGCTGAGGGCAATCAGCAGCCAAGCACTAAAAAAACTTTTATTGGAGGTTTAAGAAAAATTATGAATAAAAAGTTGATTAAAACATGTAAATATTAGTTAAGTTTTAATTATTATGTTACTGATGATGGAAGAGTATGGAGTGAACGAACTAATAAATTTTTGTCTCCACAATTAGACAAAGATGGTTACGAAAAGGTTCAAATGATGTCTACAGATAAAAAAAGACATAGATATTCAGTTCATAGATTAGTAATGGAAAATTGGCGACCAATTAAACACATGGAATATTATCAAGTTAATCATATTGATGGAAATAAAAGAAATAATAATTTAAATAATTTAGAATGGGTAACTTGTGAATAGAATATTCAACATGCTGTAAAAAATAATTTACGAGCAAAAATAAATGGTGCTGCAAAATTAACTTAGGATGAAGTTATTGAAATTTATAAAAGAGCAAATAATGGTGAAACAAATATTTCTTTAGGGAATAAATTTAATATTCATCCTGATACGGTCGGAAAAATAAAAAATAAAAAGACATGGAAACAACTTTTAGATAATATTAGTGAAGGTTCAACGACTATCTCAATAGAGAGTAGAGTATAAGCGATTGATACTCAAAGTGGAAAACATAAATTATTATGAAGATATAGTCTCATCTTTATGGAAACATAAAGCAGCGAAAGCGTATATAAGAGTAGCGTCTTATATAGAAGATAATGTAGGTGTTGGATTAATTGATTATTTAATAAAATCTCAAGATACTGAAGATGGAGAGTTTCTACCACCTTTTGGAGTTTTTAATACAGATGAGTATCCAGAATATAAAAAATTTATTACTCCAGAAACAGTAAAAGATATTTTATTTTTAATTAAAGCAAATGCTCCTATTAATACAGATGCATATAGTTATGCACAAACTCAAATGTTTAGTGGGAAAATTAGATTTTTAATTGATGAAGGATTAGCGAAAACAAAGTTGATGTCTACTAAACAAGGACAAAATATGAATATTGATGAACGAAATGAATATTTAAGACCTTTTATTTTAACTTCAATTTTAAAAGAACAAATGTTAAATTTAGTTGAAGAAAATGAGGGTGTAAATATTATTCTTAAACAAAGCAATCGAAGTATAAAAAAAGATAAATTCTCTGCTTTCATATATGGTCTTTATTATATTAGATATGAAGAAGAATTAAGTAAAAAAAGAAAAAAACGTAATATATCTGATTTTTTATTTTTTACACCAAGTTAAGGTCAAAATTTATTAATTTTATAAATGAATTTTTTATATAAAGTAGTGAAGGAGAAAAAATATGCGAGCTTCTAGAGGAGAAATAAAGATTGAAGAAATTTTAAAAGAGTCTGGATTAGAGTTCGCAGAAGAATACTCTTTTCCAGATTTAGTAAGTAATATGGGTCGTCCGCTACGTTTTGATTTTGCGGTTTTTGATGATTAGCATAATATTGATTTTCTTATTGAATTTCAAGGTATTCAACATTATGAAGCTAAAGAAAAATTTGGTGGTTATAATGGATTAAGAAAACAACAATACAATGATATGAAGAAAAGATAGTATTGTCGAGATCATGGAATTAATTTAGTTATTATTCCTTATTGGGATGAGGCAAGAGTAACTTATGATTATATTCTCAATGCTGCATATGGGTGGTAAAAATGGGCGACATATATGGTATTATTAGAAAAGATATTAATAAAATTGTCTATATTGGACAGACAATTCGTACATATAAAGTAAGATGGCAACAACATAGACAAACAGCAAAAAATGCAGATAGTTCCAGATATGCTTTATATGCTGCAATTCAAAAATTTGGTATTGATAATTTTGAGCCAATTTTAATTGAACAATGCGACAATGATTTATTAAATGAGAGAGAAAAATATTGGATTAAATTTTATAATACTATTGTTGATAAGGGCGGTTATAATTTAACTGAGGGTGGTGATTCTAATTCAATTAGATAGCGAATTAAAGTATATAGATATTCTTTAGAAGGATAGTATATAGATAGTTTTAATTCTATTGCTGATGCTGGATATTTATTAAATATATCCGCCACGAATATTGGAATAGCTATTCATAATAAAATACATTATGCTGGTGGTTTTTTATGGTCATCAATAAAAGTTGATTTTATGCCAAAATATATATCAAGAAATAGACCTGTTATTCAATTAACAAAAGATGGTAAATATATTCAAACTTTTTCTTCTGCTCGTCAAGCAGCTTTATATTTAAATAAAAATCATGGAGAAGCAAATATTCATAATGTCGCAAAAGGAAAACGAAAAACTGCTTATGGTTATCAATGGCAATATAAAGAAGAAGGAGAGGTATCTAAAGTTGATTAATCGAATGGCTTAGATAAAAAAGAAAGGCTTTAATATGATTGGCGCTGAAGATGATCAAATTCTTAATTAGGCTAATGGTTCTTATATACCTGTTGATTTTGCAAAAATTCGAGTTGGAGTAAAATCTGTTTCAGATGCAATTCTTAAATTAGGTGATTTTCGTAAAATAAGTCCACAGTTAGCAGATAAGGTACAAGTTTTAAGAGCAATTCATTCTGGTGACCTTGATAGAATGAGAGATATATCTAATTATTTTTATAAAATTAGTGGTATTTATCAAAGGTTGTGCCGTTATATGGCATATATGTATAGATATGATTGGCTTGTAACTCCTTATTATGATACTAACTCAATTAAACCAAATAAAATACTTGATGGTTTTAATAAAGTTTTAGCATATTTGGATAAGTTTTAGGCAAAAAAATTTTTTGGTGAAGTTGCTTTAAAAGTAATTAGAAATGGTTGCTATTATGGTTATTTAATTGCTCGTAATGGAACTGTTGTTGTTCAAGAGTTACCACCAAAATATTGCAGATCACGTTTTGTTGTGAATGGACAGCCTGCAATTGAATTTAATATGAAATATTTTAATGATATGTTCACGAATACAGAACAAAGAGCAAAAATGTTAAAAGTATTTCCGCCAGAATTTGAAAAAGGATATAAATTGTATAAACAAGGAAAATTAAAACCAGATTTTCCTGGTGATGAATCTGGATGGTATTTACTTGATATTGGTTCTGTTATTAAATTTAATTTAAATGGAGAAGATTTTCCACCTTTTATTGCGGTTATTCCTGCAATCATTGATTTGGATGCAGCTCAAGATCTCGATCGCCGCAAGATGCAACAGCAATTATTAAAAATCATTATTCAGAAGATGCCTATTGATAAGAATGGTGATTTGGTATTTGATGTGGATGAGGCACAACAACTCCACAATAACGCAGTGCAAATGTTATCAAAAGCTATTGGTATTGATGTTTTAACAACTTTTGCTGATGTTGAAGTTGCGGACATGGCAGATAATAAAACATCAACAACCACAGATGATTTAGAGAAAGTTGAACGAACAGTCTATAATGAAGCTGGTGTTTCACAAATGCAATTTAATACAGATGGTAACATTGCTCTTGAAAAATCTGTTTTGAATGATGAAGCTTCCATGTGGAATTTGATTCAGCAATTTGAAACTTTTTTAAATGTTTTATTAACACCATATAATAAAAGTCCTAAAAAGGTAAATTATAGAGCGCAAATTCTTCCTACTACAATTTATAATTATAAAGATTTGGCTAAGCAATATAAAGAACATACTCAATTAGGATATTCAAAAATGCTGCCACAAATAGCTTTGGGACAATCTCAAAGTGCAGTATTAGCTACAGCATATTTTGAAAATGATATTCTTGATTTGGTTAACGTATTTATTCCACCATTAATGTCTAGTACAATGAATGCAGAAGTATTGAATCGTAATAAAAATAGTGATGGAAAAGGTGCGGGTAGACCTGAAAAAGCTGATGATGAAAAGTCTACTAAAACATTACAGAATCAAGAATCATTAAGTTAAAAAATTTTTAAAATTTTTTGGACAAAAGTTATTAAAGAGAAAAGTTAATTTTTTATTATATATATGAGGGATGAAAGGAGAATTTTTACTTATGCATCAATCAGTTGCAACAATTGATTCTCCAGAATTTTTAAATCTTCAACCTCTTGATATTAACCCTTTAATG